CATATCCCTTCTTGTCGCGCAGCACACCGTTGGTGATGCGCTTCTTGATGGCCGATGTCGAAAGGAACACGATGCCGCAGCGGTCCTCCAGGGCGTTGTAAATGCTGATGAAGTAGTACATGACACTGTCCGCCAGCTTGTCAGCCTCGTCGAAGAGCAGCAGCGGGAGCTCCAGCGTCACCACGTGGCGCAGGATCTCGTTGAAGGCCTGCCGGAGGCTCATGCCGTTGGTGCGCACGCCTACCTGGCCGGCCAGCTCATGCACGAAGTCAGAACGGGTCATGTCCGGTGCGCAGGTGAGACGGAAGACGTTCCGGTGCATGGCCGCGTAGCTGGCGGATGCCGTGCTCTTGCCGATGCCGGCCGGAGCCGCCACCCACATCACGCTGCTGTGGCTCTGAGCATACTGAAGGAAGGTGGTCATGTCCTGGTAGGCGCGGGTAGAGAAGATCTGCCAGCCCTCATTCTTCACCAGCTGGGACTCCAGCCTGCGCCACATGTCGTCAGAAATGAGGTTCCACTTCCCGTTGAGGAAGTTCGAGATGGTGGCGGCACTGATATTCTTCAGCGACGCGGCCGCCATGTTGTTGGAAGGATAACGCTGGACGTACCTCGCCAGGCGGTCCCTCAATTCAGTTTTCTTTTTCTCATCCATGGTTCTCTATATTTTTTGTGTGTTGTATCGGCTAAATGCGGCTGAGCGCATCGGTGGGGTCGTACTGGGTCTTGAGGCTGTCCGCCTTCTCCTGCAGGCCGATGCTGGCCGGATAGACCGCCGCGGGAGCCGGCTCCGCCCGGCGGTCGGCCGCGGCCTTCTCCAGAAGGCGCTCGTAGCCTTTTTTGCTCTCATTGAGACCGCTGAGGCCGGGATCCACCAGGCCCTGCTGGTCCGGCGCCATGCCCTGCTCATGCAGCAGTTCGTCCAGCTCCATCTGAAGCCGGATACGTTCAAGTTTGTTCCGTTCGTCCTGCTGGCGGATGAAGCTGCGTTCCTCTTCTGTCTGATCCTGGAGCGCGCGGTGGATCTTCGCGTACGGCATAGCCTCGGCCTCGAAGCGGTCCCCGTACTGGTCACGTGTGAGCAGGCGCACCACGGAGAGGTCGCGCGGGTCGTACGACACATAGAACTCGCGGCCGGTATTGCCCCGGCGCCAGAGCAGATCCGGATTGCCTTCCCTGTCGAAGACCTCATACTGAAGCTTCTCTCCGTTCACCGTGAACTGGATTCCGTAGGCAGTGAACTTGCACGGCTTGGGAGTGGTCACCATGAAGAGGTCCCGGCGCATGGCATCCGTCAGCTGGATGGCCATGGGGTTCACCTGGGAGGTATAGACCTCCATGCGGGAGCGGCCGGCATAAGCCTTCACGTTCGGATGGGGCATGGAATTCCAGCGCTCGCGGGCTGCCATATAGGTCTCCACCACCTCATTATAGGTTGGCAGCTTGTCGATATTGGCAAGGATGAGTTCGGTGTGGACTTTGGAAGCTTCGCTCTTTGCGGTGATGTTGCCGCCGGTGTAGAACCATTCCTGGTGCAGCACCTGGGCCTGGAAGCGGCCGAAAACGGACTCGATGGTCTTGGCCGGAGCCTGGTGCGGGGCGGTGGTGCGGAAGCAGGTGGCCACCTTCCTCAGCCACTCCTGGGCGTCGGCCCTCTTGGTGCCGCCCTGGTTGTCGGTCACGTACTCATACGGCTTGCAGCCGGCGAACTCCAGCGCATTCCTGGTGGCCTCGTAGATGGCCTCGAAGTTTTCAGTAGTGGAGATGTGGCAGCCCAGGAACACCTCGCTGGCCGCGTCGATGACCTCGTAGACGTTGAGGGTGGCCGGGACGTACTTGCCATCCCTGTAGGCCTTGTAAAATAGGTTAAGCTTGGTGCCATCGCCGTACCATAGGGCGTTCGGCAGCTCCGGTAAGATGGTCGAGTGCTGGCGGGTGTACTGCATCTTGGCCTTTGTGTCGCCTATCACGGAAGCCTTCCATTGAATCTCCACCTCCGGCCGGCTCAGGTAGTTCGTCAGCGATGTCTGTGTCTTGAGCGGCTTCCAGCCGCGGGAAGGGGCTACCTCATTGTATTTGGCAAAGATCTGCGCATTGGTGTACACGGGCACCTTGGAGCACTTCAGTGCGATGATGTAGCGGCCGCCCTCTTCAGTGATCTTGCTCGCATTGCCGTTGACCAGGTGACCGCTCACCAGGCAAGCATACCCCTCCCGCTTATATTCGCGCATTTTGTCCCGCAGCCGCGCCTCGCTCTTCGGAAGGGTGTGGCCGTACGACTCGCGCAGCTCCTCGCTGGCCCCGTAGATGGGAGGCCAGTTGATGGGCGTGGTGTTCCCGTGCATCCGGCGCTGCACGCCCTGGGTCTTGGCCATCTCCAGGAGGTGGTTCAGCACAGAGGCGTTGAGGGTGAATTCGGCAATCTTGTCACTCTTGATGTGGGTGTTGTCTGGTAAAAGATAATCTTCAAAAAAAGCACGGGCATGAGGGTCCATGCGGAGCTCGGGCTGGGAAGTGGGTTGCATGTGGGGATCGCCGTAAATGGCAATAAAACGCTCCTTGAAACGGGTGGGAAGACTCTCAAAATCGACCAATGCCGGATGGTCCAGGCCCTTGCCGGGGCGGACTACCGTGATGGACTTGCGCTGTGCTAATTTCTTATAGCACTCATAGCTCATCACAGCCTCGCCGGAGCTGGCGTCAGTCAGCTGCTGGACGGTAACGGTAATCATTGGGTCGAGAGTAAGCATCATTCCTTGTCTTGGAGCCCACGGCGGCGGTCAGGCCACCGCAGGCTGGATTTTGGGTTAGGGCCGCACACCCGTGCGGTTTTCTTTCGTGGATTCCTGGCCGATGCCGTGGATGTCCAAGATCTTGATGGCCGAGAAAACGGCAATCAAGAAGCCCGGGAACCAGGCGAGTCCGCTGGTACCGTACGACAGGGCCCACACCAGCGCCGCGATGGAGATGATGGCAAGGATGATGGTGGATACAATCTTTTTTTTCATATCTCTTCAAGTTTTTTATTCTTGTAGCGGAGGCAGGATTCGAACCCGCGTCTCTGTCCAGGTTGTGGAGCTCCCAGTGATTTACCTTTCATCTACTCCGCTATATATGGGCCCAGCAGGTGGCCCGGACTACTAACCTAACTTCGACTATGAAAACATTCTCGACCCTTTTCCTGCTGCAGGCGCCCGCCTCACGGCGTTCTATATTAGCCGTTCCGGCGGCTATCTTGTTACCATGGCCGTCTCGGCAATCTCTTGTGCCTTCATGGCCATGCTGTTCCACATGCACATGGTTGCGTTCCGGATCATTTCCAGAACATTACCTCGGTGAGAGATAGATACATCCCCATTCTGGAGCTCGATGCGCAGGACCACGTCGTCAGAAAATGTCTGGACGATAGTTCCGCCCAGGTATTGCGTCCTGCAGTTTGGGGCGAAATCGGGGTCAACGTACCTGCCTCCCATCCGGATGGCCTCCTTCCTGATTTCTCGTGCCGTCGGCCCGTCCTTTTTATAGCGTAGAACCTCCAGCACATAGCTTTCTTTTACTCCGAATCGCTCCTGGAGCTTTCTGCGTTCGGTAGGTGTTACTCTTATCTGCTTCATACGTTGTTATTTTTGTGTGTTTTTTTTTTAACTTTGCGCACATTGGCGTATTATTAACGCCACAAATATAGATAATTTTTCAATACCCGCAAAATTTATTTTGACTTTTTTTCAATATGCCAACAGAGAGAATAATTGACCGGCTGGATCAATATATGAAATTTAAGGGCATAAACGACAACCAGGTAACAGTCAATGCTGCTTTATCTATCGGATTGATTGGGAATGCCCGCAGAGGAACTCATGATTTGGGGAAGAAAGCAGTTGACAAAATATTGAATTTTTATCAAGACATCAACCGTGCCTGGCTACTAACCGGAGAGGGAGACATGTTGTCCGGGCGCGGTAATGTACCTGAGGATAGAAAGCCGGCTCTAATTCGTATTCTTGAAATCCTACTCAAAAAGGGTGTATCTCTCCAGGAATTCGACCAGAGGACTGGAAAGCATTTTGGTGAGCTGTATTTTAACAACGCCATCAGATGGCCAGGAAATAATGAAAAAGCCATTCGAGAATGGGCGGAACTAATTGTCAAAGAATTCCCTGACTGCTCATTAGATTGGATCCTGACCGGTAAGGGAGAGATGCTGACAGATAGCGCTCAGATCCATACGTTTCCGCTCAAGACCGATCGGCATCTACAGCTTCAGGAGATACCGCTTTACGACATGACGGCCACCGCCGGGCTCGTAGCCATGTTTAATAGTGTATTACCGGATCCTGTCGACCATCTTCGGATACCAAACCTCCCTCCAGTGGATGGCGCCATCTACGCCAGGGGGGATTCTATGTCGCCACTGATTGCCAGCGGGGATATTGTCATATTTAAAAAGGTCGAGCTCCATCCGGATAACATCCTCTGGGGACATATCTATATTATTTCCTATACCATTGACGGAGACGACTACACGGTCCTCAAATATATCCGGCACTCAACAAAAGAAGGCTGCATCCGCCTGGAGAGCTTCAACAGCCGGTACGATCCACAGGATATCCCTGCCTCATCCATTACAGCCCTGGCCCTGGTCAAGGCCAGCATTACCTTCCATACAATAGGATAAGAAAAAGGCGCAGAGGGAACTGCGCCATAAACAAACTATAGGTTGTCGAGGCCTTTTGCTGAGTTTGTTTTACTTCATAGTAACTATTTTCCTGCAAAGATAAGCGCCACACGCACTTTTTCCAAGCACTTTTTGAAGCAATTCGCACATTTTCAGCCTTTTAACTCCAATTAAAAGCGGAAAAACATGGTAATAAGGGTGCTCTATCCCGCTATTTTTAGCCGTTTTTCTGCATTTTTATGGCATTACCCCCCCAAGAATCATACATTTTAAAGATGGGTTTTGTCCCCCTAAGTGTCCCCCTAATGCGTATTTTTCGTTTTGATAATAGAAAAATATGTCCCCTAACT